CGCTAATAGATCAGCCATATAATTATTTATTAATTAATGCTATTTTAGTATAAAAAAACCCCAGCTTTTGGCTGGGGTTTGTTGATATTGTTTTTATTATGGTACCGGTACGCGAGCCGGAGTAAGTGGACCTGGTACAGCAAGAGGGAATACTTTTTCCCAGAATTGATAAGCAATCGAAGCAGTAAAGGATAGCACATCTCCTTGACCTGTTGTATCCATTGATAATGCGCCCACACTTGTTGGATAAATACCAATTAAAGTGTAACCGGTAGTTACAGCTTCTGTTGATATATTATTGTAAGTGTAGAAAGAAAGCACATTAGATTGGCTTACAGTATAAGCACCTCCAGATGATCTATTATCAAATGTAGCATAAGAAATAGCTTCAAAGAAAGATCTAATAACTTGCGGTTGGTCACAATAGAAAGTTAAGTCCATTGTTCCAGCGTATTGAGCAGTACCAGGTACTGAAAAATTCAGACCCATAAAAGGTACAGCTACTGAATTAATCGTACGGGATGGTATTTCTGCAGTTCTTAAATATACTAGATCAGTCTCTGTTAGAGAAAAACCTTCGTAAATTAAATTACTGATTCTATATTGGTGATTGCGCAAGAAATCTCTTTGCTGCATCACGTTGAAATATTCTGTTATGTTTAGTGGCATATGTTAAATTCCTTATTTGTATTAGACTAACTCGTTAAAATTCTGGTCAGTTCTAGTTGCATAGAAGTTTACCAAAATAAACTCTGCTGAGCGAGTAGGTTTAATGTAGATATCAACAACCAATTGGTTGTTATCAATTACATTTGGAGTGTTATTTCTAGCATCGCAAACAATGAGGTAGTCATACATACCCTGGTTATTCTTAACGTCTTCGAAGATTGGAGTCAAAACGTTAATAACACTTGTTCTTGTAAAGAGGGTATTAGGTTCGAATACAAAATACTTGAGTGTTGTTCTTGTAATCTTCTCCAAGTACAAGAACAATCTTCTAACATTAATTCTGTCAAAGGCTGAAGGTGTTGACAACTTAGTCTTTTGACCGAATACTGTAATACCGTCGTTAGGGAACTTAGTAATTGGATTAATACCTTGCTTGTAAATTAAATCTCTGTTGCGTTGGCTTGGAGATACTGCAATATCAAGCACTGGTGTTGGGAACTTACCTCTTGTAAACCCTGCTGGAGCAAACCATGGAGCGAAGTTAGCGTCATCCTTGGCCATCATACCAGCAATTAAACCAGAGACCGGAATCCAAACATTAGCTCCAGAAGTTAAATCGTTGACCAAAGCCCAGTTACCATACACTGTAGCATAACTTGTGCTTGTTGTATCAAATTGATTTCTTAATGGGGTATTAATGTGCTGAGTAAAAGTATTATTTCTGTTAGAAAGAACCTTTGTTCTGGCACCTGTTACGAAGATTGGACGTAGAGGATCAGCAATAAATAAGTGATCCTTTCTCACATCCTGTGCAAATGTTCTGAAGACTTCATATACTTGCAAATAATTGTTCTTCAAGTCTTGAGCATCATATGTGAATGGAGCATTTCCTACATTTGGCACAGATGTTGAAAGAGTGTCTTGGGTAAGATTACCATTGGTACGATACAAACCTGTTGAAGGTTGACCGCTTACAGTAGCACCAATATCAACAACAACTGTGTCATCATACGCCTGTAACTGAGCGGATGGTGAACTTAGCGTATTGCAAATAGAATACATTGTACCTAAACCAGCTTCAACAGATAAGTCGATTCTCAAAGCATCGACATCATCGATTGTTTGGAATACTCTGTCAATCTTAGCTGGGGTGTTACCAATTGCGAATGTATCACTAGCATTGTCAACGTTGTTAAGTACTGTTGGACCATAGCTGTAAAGCGCTTGAACAATGGCAGTATTAGTACCTAAATAGTTAGCTAAATCGCTATAACCGTATGCTGCAACTGCGGCATCAAAATCAATACCGTATAACGGGGTATTAACAAACGCTACATTGTTTTTAACCTGTTCAATTTTAGCAGCAGTGCCGTTATGGTCGTGATTAAAAATAACGAACTTACTAGGATTGCCTTCAGAGTTCGTCCAATCTCCTGAATTTGTTGAAATATTAGGGTTAACAATAATTGAAATGTAAGTAGAGCTATCTTCTACATCACCAAGATAGAATGCAACTGGCTGGCCACCATTTTGAGACTGTACTTTTCTTCTGCTATTGAAAGAACCTAGAAAACCATCAGCGAATGTATAATCTAAGGTTACAGCTTGTGGAGTATAAATAGATTGTCTCAACTTAGTTACTCTAAGGCTAATAGAATCAATAAATGCTCCTTGGAACAAGTTAATATTAGGATTTTGTTGCTCGATTTGACGGGAAACAGATGGTACATTACTTGTAACAGAAGACTGAAGAACAAAGTTTAGTCTCTCAATTGGGATTTGTAAGAAATCTGCAAACCCAGCATTAGAATAGTTTAAAGGAGCATAATCAATAGTTTGAACGCAATTAAAATCTGACTGAGGGTCAGCATCAAGACTGTCTGAAATACCAATTGTATAACCTTCTAAAGACTTAGTATCAAAGGTAGATTGAAACTTATTTAATACAATAAAACCTGCAGAAACTAATGAGTTGAAAGATGAGAAAGGGTTATCCTGAGAAGAAGCTCCTGTACCTGAAAGCAAAGCAACGTCGATTGAGTCTGCCCAATCGATATTACCTTGTGCTAATGACAAATATTCATTTTCGCTAAGCTCTAAGTATGACGGAGCCCCAATAAAATAACCGGAATATTCATTAGATAGAGTTGATGCATTTGGGTTTTCTAAAGACTCTAAAAAAGGAACTGCTGGGTAAGCTAAGCAGCTATATTTTGCTGTAGATGAACCAACACCGTTTCCAGATCCGTAAGGCAATCTGGAAACGATGGGTCTACCACCTCCGTTTAGAACCCCTCTTACTGAGTAGTAAAAGTATCTTTCTGCTGCGTTTGTAGGTGCTCCATAAATAGTTGAAAATGTCTGAATATCAGGAATTTCAAGCACCTCTTCAATTGGGCCTTGATTAGCATATCCTAAAACCAAAACATTTGTACCATTTGGAACAACTGCTCTAAGAGATAAATCTACCTCATTAATCTGAACACCAGGACTTTCTATAGTTTGTGTTGGCATATGTTTTAATTATTTATGTTTTGGCAATTAAATTTTTTACGGAATGATATTAAAAGTTAGTTGACTAAATTCAAAAGAAAAGCTCGAAGTTATCTCTTCACTAGCCTGATAATTAAAATTAATTCCATTGAGAGAAGTTGCAAAGCATTGGGTAAAAACAAATTCCCCTAACACCTGATTGTACTCGTTCAAAGGTAATAATGAAATTTGTGAGGCATATTTTGGTATGTAGCTAGGCTTTTTAGGGTCTATTAAAGTCTTTGTACCAGGATCTAATAAACCTGAATTATTATCAGCATCAAAAACAGATTTTTTTGGATCGTTTAATAAAGCAAGCCACTTCCAAATAACATAGTAATTGTAAAATTCACTATCAATTGTAAAATTAACTGTTACAGGTTCGTAGGCCGGTCTTGAAAATGAAGTAACCTTTGGCACCTGTCCCTGAAAAGGTACACTTACCGAAGGTACACTAATAGATGGTACTACATTTCCCCATACAGACATTTGTAGCTTATCAGAAATAATCTTCGATGGGGTTTCATTACCGTACCTGACATCGATTTTTCTTAATGCCTCCGGCATTGTTAAAATAAGAACAAACTTATCAACCCTAGCCTTGTTAAGAATAGCCTGATTGAGATAATTATGTTTATCTGTTAAATCTCTATAACTCATATTAGCATTTCCATCTTCTACGAGCTGCACAACCTCTTGTTTCCTTGCCTCCACAACCACCTGAAGGTATCCAGGCCTTGGATCTAGAACAGAAGCTCTTGCGTCTCTTAGAAGCCTTAGAACCTTTCTTTACTTTTCCAGTTACAGGAGCCTTTAAATTACTTCCTGTTGCTCTATTATATTTGGCTCGACCTTTTGCAGTCAAACCAGCACCTTTGCTGGCTGGTAATTTTTCTCCACGTTTAATAGATAAAGATGGATCCTTTTTAGCTTCCGTCAATAATTGTTGTACAAGTATGTCGTACTTCATGTTAATATTTATCCCCAACGCTCCCATCCTTGTGAAATTAAATCATCCATTTCAGGGTTTTCTGATTCATTGCCATAGTTAGTAAAGAAAGAAGGCATTTCGTTAAAGTCTTCTTCGCTATCTTTATCTTGAGCAATTTTTCTGTTTGTTAAAATTCCAAAATCATCAACAAACTCTCCTGGTTGAGAATAGCTAAGCCTCTTAATCTTGAATGGTTTTTGATTCTTATCATACTCTAAAACCTCAAAATACTTCTCACAAACTTCTCTGTCAAGAATAATTAAGGCCCAGGCCATACCCATTACTCTATCATCTAACTCCCCAGATCTAGCACTCCAGGTACCGTTTTTGTTTCTTGTAAAACTCTTTAATTCATTGAGTAGATCAACAGATTTGATCTTTACTCTCATGGTTTCATTCAACCAATATCTCATATTGGTCATACACTTGTACTTGGTGTTTGTATGAGAATGAATACCAGGTCTATCAAAATGCAGCTTGCCAGCCTTCACAGTATATGTTACAATCTTGGTGTAATTATATTCATTTTTAAGGTTATCGCAAACACCACCACCATGATTATTACGCTCAATCAAAACCGGAGGAGAACCCCAGTGCTTACATATCTGATTGACCTTTTGAGTGAACGTGTAGGGGTTGATATTGTTGTTGCAGTACTCTGCTACCTGACGAATATTAGCTAAATCTGTAATATCAAATACCTCTACTGAGCTAGCATTTTGACCAACACCTTCTGCAACGTCAACACCTATAACATATAAGCTAGCCTTGTTTGGATTCTCCCACATCTTATATGACCCATCTTCAAAAATATGCAGAGGTGGAGCTATATTTGATTTTAAATGCTCATATAATTTATCTGATAGAGTACTCTCACCAACTTCAATAAATTCGTTGCCAAACTCTTGATTGAATGTCTCTTCACTGCCAATTTCTCTAATTGTATTCTGCTTCCAAACTTCATCTCTACCAGGTATTTCCCACCAATCAATGCGTTCTGCAGCCCAACCGTTCTTACCTTCCATAGCTCCAGAATACAAATCATAAAACAAGTTCTTTGTTCCGTTTGGAGTAGAAGCAACGAAGATCTTGGATTGTTTGGATGAAGAAATAATTGGGTAAACCGATTTCCAAAACTTATCAACAATGTTATTTGGAATGAATGCTAACTCATCCAGGATTAGAACGTTTACGGAATCACCACGACCAGCATCTGAACTTGTGGTTGAAATACCAATAGAGGAATCATTTTCAAGTGTTATAGATGTTTTACCGTATTCTTTTACACCCGGTTTCAAGTAGTTCGGTAACATCTCATAAGC